CAAAGTGTTTGCGGGTTTCGGTGAGGTTAGTGCCTGATATTTTACCTGAGATGTAGATTTTCATTTTAATTCTAATATTTTAATTTGTTTAGAAGTGAGAGGTTCAAAGTAAATGTAATGATAGCCTTTATTAGTATAAAATAGCATTCGTTTTTTATCCATTTGAACGCTCATTAATTTATCTATCGCAACGCATTCTTCGATGTCCCAAAACTTTCCCCATTTTCCAATATATTCTTGATACTTTATAGGAGGATTAGTGCGCACTTGATTAAACCCCTCAATAGTGTACTCAGTAAATGAAAGGGTTGGTGTATACAATTCGTTCAATGAGCCATTAGCGGTGTACCACATCTTGAGTTTAGAATCAAATGTTACCTTAACACAAAAGTCATCGATTATATTATTGATATGGGTTACCGTTCCCCACCCGAATAATATATCAAATACTCTATCTCCTAATTCAAAAACGATTTCCTTATTTTTGTTCACTTTTATAGATTTCAATTAGTTTGTACACAAGTGCTTCTTGGGCTTGTTCGTAAGTATTATAGAGAAAAACATCCGTATCCTCGTCTAATATTTCGAAAGAAAAACCTTTATTGTTCTTATCTCTATAACGATAGGATACAAGCCCTACAAGGTTCTTTTTTCTAAACCAAGCAAATACTTGTTCCCAAGTGGGGAGCGATACACAATCACGAAAGTATCTTTTATCATTCCAATTTGTGGTGCTAAATTCTTCATCGTGGTATGGTGATATACGAAGTAATCGTTCATCATAATAGAACGCACAATCTTTGTTAAACCCTATTTCTTTGAGTTGTAAGGCTATATCCAAAGGTACAAGCCAAGTGGGATAAATTTGCGTATTAACTTCCTTTTTGTTAGTGTTATTAAACAAATCATCAATATTGAATGTATCAATATCTCCTAAAAAAAATTGTTTATTAATGATAGCTCCTGTATTGTTTATGTTCTGTATCATTTTCTTTACTAATTAATCTTTGATAATTTTCGGTTAATAATTTTGCCTTTTCTGTTT